GAGTTGAGAGTTATACTTTATATAGGTATAATAGACGTATTATACTGAAATAGTTTATTTAGATAACTCTTAACTTTCAAACAAAACAAAGGAGTTTAAATGGAATATAAACAAATGATAATGTCCATAAAAAGAAGTTGCCAAGTTACAATAAAATGCAACAAAAGAATAATGGAGAGAGAATTTGAAGATTATGATGGTAGATACTATGACGAAGAGAGAGAACAATATACTATCCTAGAAACTGAAAACTCTCAAGCAAAGCTTATGATTAATGCAATAAATAAAATGCTAAAGGAGAATAAATAATGGCTAAATATGAATATAAAGTAACAGAAACAAGCGTAGACACTAAACACTATTACGTAGAGTCTGAGCAAGAGTTAAACAGAGAAGATATACATAATTCTTTAAGTATGGCTAGTGGAATTATAGAGAGACATACACCAATCGGTAAAATTAAATTCAAGTCAGAAGATACTGGTGCTCAAGGATATATTAATTTTGAGACTATAGAGCATGGAGACGACACAAACATAGAATGGGAGGAAGTATGACATATTTTAACAAAAAATACGAAAATAATGACGAGTTTGACATATTAGAAATTGTTGATTTTTTAGATATGTATTTATCTCAATCAGTAAGTTTAGAAATTATGGATAAAATGGCTAAACGAATATTAGTTAAATTAAAACCTATACAAAGGAGAATGAATGATGGTTAATAGTAACGTGAGAAATAATATTATGCCAAGGATAGAAGAAATCCAAGCAGAAGTGCTAAAGGTGCTCGAAAATAAGGACATTACTTTAAGTTCTTTTAAAGTAATAGAAAGTTTGATTCGAGACGTTGTTCCGAAAGACACACCACCAGAAATGATAGCAATTTACTACGCTGGTTATATGAATGGTTGTAAAGCTACTATTTTAGAGGCATCTAGAGACTTAAGAACCTTGAAAGAGGACTTATCTTTTAAAGATGCATACACACCAGACACTTCTATCAACTGATGTTGGACAAAAGATACAAAGTAACACAAGATGTCGTAGATAAAATGCGAGCACTTAGAAAACAAAGTTGGACTTATCAGTCAATAGCTGATAGGTTCAACGTATCTTATGCTACAGCTAATTATTGGTGTAATAAAGCTTCAAGAGATAAACAACGAGCTAAAAACGCCAAAAGAAGATATGAAGGTAAAGAATTAGATATAAGAAAAAAGAAAGATTCCCAAAAAAGAAAAGAAAACTTTAAAGCTTTTCCAGACCTTATGTTAAGACACGCCTTACAAAGTGCTATTGACGAGAAAAGATGCACACGACGTTCTTCAAAAGGTTATAATATGAAAGAAGCACGAGCACTTTTAAGGTCTGGTAAGTTACAACTAGGCAATGCGAAGATAAAATAGGAGAAAATATGACTAAATACTACATTAACAGAGTTATAGAACTATCTTGGAGAGTAACTTTTGCTTTATCCATAGCAATTTCATTGATTTCAGTGTTAATATTCGAGCACTTGAGACATAATTTAATATCTGACAACTCATACGTATCATTAACTGAATTTTTAGTAGGGTTTTGCGATTTCTTCTACTGGTTTTTGGTAATTAGCTTGTTTATGACGATAACAAAAAGATTTTTTAAAAATAACTTGACAAGAATTCACAGATTTCGTAGATTTTATCTGAATTTGCGACATTCAAACAACAACAAACCACAAGGAGAGTAATATTATGGCAGTTCCAGAAGGACACACCAGCTTTACACACAACGTTAACCCAGTTCAAAATTTTTCTAAAGAGCAATTCCTAGAGTATTCTAAGAAAGCTTGCGAAATAACTATGGACACACTAAATATCAATACTTGCAAGAAAGAACGTAAGGTCGACAACCCTTATATTACATACGAACTAACAAAAGAACACGAAATCTATGGAACAAATGCAGAATTTCGCGTGCTCAAATGTTGGAACTCACCAAAAGCACTTAAAGAGTTGACTTCATCTAACACTGCTAGAATTATGACAGCAGTCAAGAGTGATGCTACTTATGGTTCTTGGGAATATGGAGATATGTATTTTGCAGACTTAGCAAAACTAATTGCTAAAGGCTATCTTAAAGAAACACAGAGAGACGTTGATTATTCATTGTATGAATGGAGAATGTCCATCTATCATATCTCTTTAAGAGACGACAGAGAAGAATCTCTTGTCCTCAAAGAATATCTTAAAGACATATCAGACACTCTAGAAGCTATCTCTGAAAGCAAAATGAGTTGGGAACAGACTAAACAAGCTATGTCAGAAGGAGATTCTCAAGAGGTGTTTAGTTTTACCTCAGAAAATCCAATGATTAACGAAGGTCTTAGGTTTTTATCTCAGTCGTTTACTTTCAGTAAAGAGATAGAGGTGGAAACATTCTTAAAGTTCTTTAGCAATGTTATCACACGAGTTAAAACTGAGCACATAGAGGAATTAGAGAGGCAAAACATAGCAGTTACACCAGAATCTTTAGGTAACTTGTCTAATCCTCAAGACATAGCTAAAGCTATAAGTAAAGAGTTAAAGAACTTAGAAGCTCAAATTGCGAAAGGACAAGGTGAGCACATTGCAGAAGCGTAGCACAAGAGACATTCTAGAAATAGCAAGTCTTGAGCATAAAATCGAAAAGCTTAAAACCGATACAGATACAATGCTCAAGCATATAAATATGATGCTGATATTAATTAATAGAATAGAATCAAGCACTAACAATGCTAAAGATATAGATAAAATGAGAGATATTCTACACGATATAAAATCAGTAATTCAGTTTCCAGATACAGAAGAAGAATATAATAAGCTAATGGAGGATGATTAATGAAGATTAGTAAATTAATTAAAGAGTTAGAAGATATATTAGTTGAATATGGAGATAAAGACGTAATCGTAGTTCAATATGCAGATGGATTAGAAGGAAACTACGAATATGGGCATCTTATTACAGAGAAAGATAATCTTTTAGCAAGTAATATGGATTTAACTAATGAAATAGAAATTTACACAAAAACAGAATAGGAGAAATAATGAGTAAAGCAGAAAAAGCGTTTGAATTACAAGAAGAAATAGGTAGAAAGATAGATGAGCTTAAAGACTTAGGTTTTGAGTTTATGTTTTATAATAATATATCATCTATTAGGAGAATAAGAGATAATTATAATCCTTCTACTATGTCAAAAGAAGAGATTCAGCTGGAAGACGATATGACAGCAGAAATGGATGCTCAAGCAGAGAAAAATGCAGATTATGCACTAGACAATATGACAAGATGATGAGTAAAGTATATGCCAAGGGTGCAATCCCTAGAGTTACTCAAGAAATATTTTACATTGCAAACGAAAGAGGAGATGTAAAAATTAATCGAGCACTTACTATTAAAGAGTTCGATAAAAAGTTAGGAAAAATCATACAAGGAGATAAAAAATGACCATAATAAAACCACTGCACGATTTTGTGTCAGTAAAAGTAGATAAAATAAAAGAGACTACCGATAGTGGTATTGTCTTAGCACAATCCGACCAAAAGAAAGAAACAAGAGGAGTTGTGCAATCAGTAGGTAACGATGTAAAAACTTTAGAACCAGATGATTACGTAATATTTAACGACTATTCTGGTAACAAAGTGCTCAAAGATGAAGAAGAGCTTCTTCTGATTAGAGAAGGAGATATATTAGGAATAATATTTTACACATAGGAGACAAATAATGAAGACACCAATAAAAGAGTTATTTAAAGCACTGGATTTGTTAAAGTCGGTTGCAGAAACAATGACTTTAGAACTAGGTAAAGAACAAGAAATGCTAAAAAAACTTGAGCACGAAGTAGAATTGCTCAAAAATAAAATCAGTTGAATTTAACAAATATTAGTTCGTATATTTAAAAGAACACCTATATTCAACAATATGAGGAGTTAGATATGCTCGATTTAAGAACTACAAATAAGATAAGTTGTGGTAATCTAAAACAATTTACCTTTCTACTTAGGGAAGAGCACGCCCTAAATGGCTACATAACGTGCTCATACTTAGCAAAAAATAAGAAAGAAGCTTTGCTAATAATGCAATGTGAAAGAGACCATAGTTTCAGCGTTAGACGTGGAGACAAATTGGTCAAGTCTATTTAAGCTAAATCAAAAGAGAGGCGAGACACTCGGTCGCAAAATCAAGTTTCGCCTCTTATCTTAAAAATAAAACTTGACAAGCTAGTAAATACTAGTTAGCTTTAATAGCTAGCTAACTAACTAAACACTAAACATTTCTAATAGAAAGCTAGCTTAACTAGATTCTAGCACCATTTCTAAAAATTAAATAATTAAAGTGCTTGACATTGCTTGTGCTCAATAATTAAATTGTTTTATCTTATCAATCATTCTGATTGTAAGTTCCTTTCGTGGTGTTGGGATAGAGAGGCAAGTTAATCCTTGTCTCTCTTTTTTTTTATTAGTATATTATCTTATGTCAGTAATAGGATTTATATGTCCAGACGAACAAACCACCACATTTAAGGATTGTTTTTCTAAATGCAGAATGTCAGAACGTTGTATGTCAGTTGCTACTCTAAAAGCAATGTCAGAACAGCGACCAGATAATAGACCACCGAGCACAACAGAACTTTTATCAGGAACTTGTGAAAGTTACCTAAAAAGAGTTGAGCACTATTATATCAATCCACAGGATAGAGCTTTTGCATTAATGGGAACGATTCATCACGCCCAACTTGAGAACAATGACTTACCTAAAGACAAGTATCTGCAAGAAGAAAAATTAGAAGGATTTAATATTACTGGTATTCTAGATTTTTATGACATAGAAAGTGAAACGTTAATAGATTATAAAAACACTGGAAGCTTTAAGGCAGCGAAAGTGCTCGGACTTACACACAGATTAGTTCCAGACCCTCTAGGCACTAAATACAAAAGGTCTGGTAATTGGGGAAAAGCTGGAACAATTAAAAAAGTAAAAGAATTTTATTCAGATGATGCTCTAAAAGATTTTGGAGACTGGGGTTTTCAAGTAAATATGTATAGATATTTATTAGAAGCTAAAGGTCATAAAGTTAAATCAATGAAACTACAAATGAACGTTAGAGATGCTGGAACATACTCAGCTAAAGATAGAGGGATATTCAACAACATTTATTATGTTGACATACCTTTTATTGACAATGATATTTTAATTCCGTATTATCTGGATAAGAGAGATAGATTATTACATCACTTATCTAGCAACACAATACCAGAGAAGTGCTCAGAAGAAGAGACTTGGCAAGGTATAAAATGTAGAAGATATTGCGAAGTAAGACACTTATGTCCACACATTAACTAAAAAGGAGAGGCAATGCCACCAAAAAATAAAAGTGTATTTGATAATTTGTTTGCTATAAATGCTAACGAGTTTAAAGAGAAGAAAGGCAAGTTTGATTATTTGTCTTGGAGTGATGCAGTAGCATACATTCTAAAAGAGTATCCAGAAGCAACTTGGTATGTTCACGAGTTTGATAAAAGCTTAGGACAAGATATGGGGTATGTAAGACAGCCATTTATGAGCACCGAAGTAGGTTCTTTTGTAAAAGTCAGTGTTACAATAGACAAAGTTGAAAGAACTGAAATACTACCAGTAATGAATAATTACAACAAAACTATAGAGAAACCAACAGCAACAGACATTAACAACTCTATAAAGAGATGTTTAGTAAAATGTTTTGCATTGTTTGGTTTAGGTTTATATATTTTCCAAGGAGAAGACTTACCAGAGGGAGATAAACCTAAAGAGATTTCTGATACACAATATAAAGTTATGATGAAGTCTATAGAAAACAAAGGTGCTAAGTATCAACAACAAGTAGCACAAGGTATCAAGACCCTTAAAATTAACACAAACAATTACGACGAGTATTTGAAGAAGTTTCAAGAACCCGAAGTAAAGGAGAAAGTAGAAAATGAATGATGTAATGGATAAAATAGAAGATATATTTGGAGAAGACTCTTGGTATGACCCAAGTGAATCTAAATCTTCAATAGAAGCTGGAACATATAGTGCTCAAGTAACAGACCTTGTTGTCAAAGAAGACAAAGAAGTGCAAGGTAAGTTTTTAGCAGACATTTATGAACCAGTGTTTAACATTGATGGGAAAGAAGTAAGGCATAAAGGTTTGTTTAGATTTAAAAAACCTAATCCTTCTCTTTATCCACACTTGCAATCAGATATGGGAAGCAACGCTGGTTATTATAAGTTTTGTGACTTGTTAAAGATAGTGCAAGAAAAAGATGGCAAAATGTTTTTACCACAACTTACTATTGATATGTTAAAAGCATACGAGTATAAAGTAGAAGTAGTTATGGAAGAATGGACTGGAAGAGATGGTAATGCTATGAAAACAGCACGAGTAAAAATAGTTACAAGTGCTCAGAAGAATCAAGCAACAGACCAAGACTTAATATCTGATGATGATTTGCCCTTCTAGAATATAAACAATTAGGGTGAGTCTTGTTGTTTTCCGTATAAAATAAAATAACACTATTGCTGAATAGCTCACCCTAAAATTGTGGATATGTGTATAAAATTGTGGATAACTTTATGAAAGGAATATAATGGCTAAATCTCATCCTACTTACGATAAGAATAGAAACCCAATATTTAATAAAAGACAGAGTAAAATAAATCAAGACCAAAAATGGAGAGAAGATTGTAACAAAGAATTTCACGAACAATATGGTCACTGGTATTACTTTGCTGGTATAAAGCATAGTAAAAACAAAGGCTGGATTGAACAATATAGAAAAGAACCAAACAGAGGAAATTAAATGCCATCAAAAAATAAGCTAAGAGGAACATATTACGAAAGAAAGTGCGTAGAACGTGCTCATAAATTTGATTTAAAAGCAGAAAGAACTTGGGGAAGTGATGGAAGGTCTAGAGGATTACACCAAGAAGTAGACATGGTTTTAGAAGACAGCATTCATATACAATGCAAGAAAAGAAAAAGATTAGCTGAGCACCTTATGCCTATTGATGAGATACACGTTCAGTTTGTAGGAGAAGATAGAGGTAGAAATTTAGCTATTATGTCACAAGATTATTACTTAAGTTTAATTGCAACTATAAAGGAGTGCACAAATGCCAAAAGCAAAAGCAAGAGCAAAAGCAAAAACAAAAGTAGAGCCGACTAAGCTTTACAGAAGAAAAAAGAAGAAATCGTTAACACTTTGGGATAAGGTATTAAGAGGAGCTAAAAACTTTTTTTCACCTTGTCGCAAAAAATAGGAGAAATACAAAATGGACTTTAAAAAATACGCTAAAGATACCCTAGAAAGCTATGCAGAAGAGCTTAAAATGGTGCAAGAAGGCATCCAAAAGAGAGTAGGGGAACTTGATAGCTTAAAAGTAACAGAACAGCGTTTATTGGGTGCTATTGCATCTTTAAATGAAATGGTTACTAAAGAAGCTGAAGAAAAAGAAAACAAAAAAGCGAAAGCTTAACACTTAATTTCCCTTCTAAAATGCGACTTTAAAGGAGTCGAGTGGTTAAATCCACCTTACTTAGGTTATTGGTTATCACCTAATGGTGAGCACATACTAAATTGGTTGGCACTAATTTAAACAAGAGGGGAAATTAAAATACACTAGGAGATACTAATGGTTCAAAATGATATGATACTTGTTGCATTAAAAAATGGAGAGAAAATTACACCTTTATCAGCACTAGAGAAATTTGGTTGCTTAAGGTTAAGTGCTAGAATATGGGATTTAAGACACGAAGGTTATCCTATCGTAACTAAAAACATAACTACGCCACAAGGTAAATCTATTGCAGAATATAGTTTAGAGAATAATGATGAAGCTAACTAAAAAAGAAGCAGAAGTAATTATCTTATTAGCTCAAAAGATTATTATTGCTTTAGAGAAAAAAAATAATAAAGAACGAAATATAGAATTACAAAATAAAGATTATAATTTAGTTTGTGAAGTTTGTGACGATTAAAAGACTATATTGTTACATAGGTAAGGTTTGGCTATATTTACGTGAGTCACATTACTCAAAAGAAACCCTTAAAAATTATTTTGATGATGAGTGGTTTGATGACGATTACATAGAAAGCGAAAAAAGAAAAAAGAACGAAGTTGCTTACAGCAATAAGTCTAAGTTTCAACCTTTTCGTTGTCCTACTTGTAGTAAACCTTGGCGTTATTATACAATGCCTAAAGGTAAAGTGGCTTTAAGAGAGTTTATAGGTAATAGAATACCTATGGAAAAGAAACAATGTCCGAAAGAATTAAAATGCAAGACAACAAAACGTGGTTAAAAGAACAGATAGATAATCAAGAAGTAGTTTATTGTCGCAGCTGCGATGTAGAAACAAAATTGCTTGAGCACTTTCAAAAGTATTACGCAAAAAAGCAGGGTAAGATTCTTTGCAACTCTTGTGTAACTAAATTGCACGATTCTAACATAGAAAAATACACAAACTAATGAGATGTCCGTCTTGTGGTTGGTCGAATACTTTAAAAAACTATCCTAGAAAAATAAAAGTTCTCGAAAAACAAATCAATCCTGATTTGCTTGAGCACCTAAAACATTTATTTCTTAACAAACTAGACCCAATAAACTTTTATACGCTGCTTCACTCTTGTAAAGATTTAGAAGATGATGTGCTTAGGTTCTGTATAAACTTGTGGAAAAATAGAAAGTTAGAGGAAAAAGGTTTTGATGTATATTATTTTATAGGTATATTGAGAAACGAAAGTAAGAAGTTCGATAACAAAATTGAACAAGAAAAAAACAACTTAGAGGAGTTACCACCCAACCTTGAATAACGAAAAAAATCTAGAAGTATCTAAAATGTATAGTGGAATGTCCGAGAGAGAAGTCCTTGGTTCTATTCTAATAAATGCAGACAACATACACAAAGTAAGTAAACTATTAGTTAGTAAAAATATCTTTTACCATCAAGACCACCAACATATATGGTCAGCAATTTATGCCTTATCACAACAAAACAAAGTTATAGATATGAGCACTATTGCAAATTATCTAGGTGAGAAAGGATTAAAGATTACTTACTACTTAACTGGTCTTGTAGATGGAGTTATATCCGAAGGTAATGTTGTTCATCACGCCCAAATTATATACAATTTATATGTAAGAAGAGAGCTTTATGTAAAGTGCCATAAATATATGACAAGATTAAAAAATGAGAGTTCTTACAAACATATATCTTCTGATATAAATATGTTACAAAAAATGTCTGAGAAGTTTGCTCAAATGGCAGATATAGGCATGGGAGATATATCTAATATAACAGATGAGATGATTGCATCTATATTTGAAAAAAAGAATTTAGTCCAAACTGGTTTGGAAAAGGTTGATAAAGCAATAGTCGGTATGACTAAGGGGGAAATATCTATAATTGCTGGTAGACCTGGAAATGGTAAGAGCACCTTAGCACTTAATATGGCTAAAAATATGGTGCTCGATGGCAAAAAGGTAATGTTTGTATCGCGTGAAATGCCTAAAGTAGAGATAATTAAAAAGTTCTTAGCTATGCATACGAAAGTAAAGAATAGAGATATGCGAGGTAACGCTGAGAACCACAGAAAAGAAATAGAAAAAGGTATAGATTTCATAAAAAAACATTACACATCGCTATCATTATTTGATAATTTAAGAAGTCTAGATGAAGCAATCAATGAAGCAAAAAAGATAAGACCAGACGTTATTATTGACGACCATATAGGTTTTATCGAGTTTCCACATTATGATAAGAAAGATACGAGACATCGTATTGCCGAAATCACAAGAAGATACAAGTGGTTAGCTAAAGAAATTGGTTGTGCAGTCATTCTAGTTTCGCAACTTAATCGAAACATCGAGCATAGAGTAGATAAGATTCCAAGGCTCAGTGATTTAGCTGAGTCTGGAAATCTTGAACAAGATGCAGAAATCGTAATCTTTAACTATTATCCCTATGTATATGAATATGATAACGCTGAGCATGGAGAGTTCGGACAGCAGATTATTGTAGCTAAGAATAGATATGGAACTACTTGTAAGTTTGATTTAGGTTATGATGGTGATTCTTCTCTCATAGTAAATAGTCCAGAAGAAGCTCGAGCACATTCAGAAAATAGAGATACTACTGCTGAAGAGCACGCTAGAACTTTATTTAATGATTAGTTAGCATCCACTTTCCAAGGCATTTCTCCAGCACCAACATTCCACTTATTAAACCAAGCTTCTTTGTTATTACCTATAACTGATGAAATTCTTGTGTATCTATTCTTATAAAAAGATTCTAGATTATTAAATTCT